TCTTAGAAGCTTTTTCAATTACAATAGCTAAATAAGCAATGGCTTGTTTGAATATTTTGATATTTTTAACCTTATACTTATCTGCTAATGTAATATATCCTTTTTCTACTGCATCTGATAAATCTTTGTCTAACATTGCTTTTTCTTCATCGTCTTGCTCTAAATAAAGATTTAAAGCGAAATCTGATAAGTGTAAGTTAGAAATAGATCCTAAATCCTCAACCGCTGTTGCTCCAATTTTTCTAATCAAATCTGCTTTTAGGCTTGGGTAATATCTTAAAATATCTTGGATTCTGTACAACGTACTTTTTGCTGTTTCTAATGTAACGAATCCGGCTCCTTTTAAAATGTGTCTAGTTGCTAGATTTGAGTTAAGAGAAGCTAGTTTTCCTATTCCTACTAAACTGTCTTTGTCCGGATTAGACGCATCAGAATATTGATTTAATCCAATAACATCAGTTAATTGAGTTAAATAATACATACTTTCGTTTCTTAGTGCTGTTAATTTACCAATACTATCCCCTGTTTTAATTTCCGTATAAGGTCTTTGAGCATTGTTAAAATCTCCTCCTTGTCCATAACTTCTATAAAAGAACGAACCTTTTTGTAGATACATATTTAAACTTTCCTGAGCAGACATTGTGTTTCCGTCTCCTAAATCTAATGAAGCGATTGCGTCTAAATCAATTCCAATTCCGTCAGGAGTTATTCCTTGAATGATTTGCTCTGCTTTTAGTTCAATAACATTTCTTAGATCCTCAATAGGAATCATTCTTTGTACTAAACTGTGAATTATTCCTTCTTGGTAGTTTGGCGCAATTATATTATATTGCTCACATACTTTTTGAGTATTGGAGTTTGGACGAGCCATGCTTTTAGCAAGTTCCCATTTTAATAAAATGTTTGTCCCGATAACCATTACTCCTTCAAAAAGAACTTCTTCAATTTTAGAAACTCTTTTATAGTCGTTTTTCTTTCCTTTTTTAGTTAATTCAGTTTCATCGAAATTAGCATCTGCTTTCGAAACAATTTTCTCTCCAGTTGCTTTCTCTTTGATTTTACTGTAGTTATCACGAGTTGTTTTATAAGTAAATCTTAAAATGTTTGCGTGTCCTTTTAGTTCTGGTCTTCCTCCATGATATTGAGACCACCAAACGCTTTGATCTACTAATTGTTGTTTTATATGTTCATTTTCCGGTTTGCATAATTCAGGAAATTCTAAAAGTAAATCTGTAACCAATACTTCTTCGTAATCTCCTTTATAGAAACAATCTCTGAAATAAGGGTCTTTAGTTCTCGAATAAATTAAATTCATTGCGTCAACTCTTTTTAGAGTAATTCCTTTTGCGTTATGAAATCTATTTTCTACACAAGCAATTCCGTCCACAACTAAATCTCTTTTAATCTGTCTGTCAACGGTTAAATCAAACATGTTTTCTTCAAATACAGAAGCTATTCCAATTTGTGCAGAAAGTTCACAAGATGGCTTCCATTCCATCTGTAAGTGTAAATTTAATTCGTCGTCAGTTTCAGGTAATTTATCTGTTGGCATAGAACCAATGTCAATTCCAAACTTCTCCTTAGATAATTCAATAATTTCTTTAGAGTTCATATCGTCTTTTATTTGCTTACGATATGCTTGTTTGTTTTTTTGAGAAACTGGGTCAATCGCATTTGCTTCAATAGAATAACCTCTATCGCACATTCCGTTTACTACTAAATCTACTAATTTAGGAATAGTTGTTAGTGGTTTTGCAGAAAGATTAAGTAATGAAACGTCTCCATTTGTTCCTAGTTTTGGATAGTATTGACGCATATCAATATTACCATTGGCATAATTTCTTCGTCTTTGGAAATCTGCTTGGTTGTTATAAAACCTACAAGTACCCGAACCGACACTATGAAACCATTCAGTAGATATTGCTGTTCCTACTGAAAGTCCAAACGAAGACTTTACTTTTTCATCAAAAGTTTCTAATTGAGTTGGAAACTTTACGCTTGCTAATATTTCAAATTTACTTTCTTGCATTGTTTAGTTTGTATAACGGTGTAGTTTTATTACAACTGGTTGTTTTTCTTGTTCTTTTGGAGCGTATGATTTTCTGTTTAATCCCATTAAAGCATATCCTGATGCGACTGTAATATCAAATTTTTCCCTTTTTGCAATATTGAATTTACCCCAATCTTTCAAAGTTCTATCAAAAGGCATACTTCCTATTTCTCCTTCTTCTCTAATTGCGTGAACACTTTGCCCTTGATTATATTTTCCAACATATTTTAAAATGTAAGATTCAATTCCAGTAGCGTGCGAAGTTATAACATCTTGCGAAGAAGAAGGTATTCCTCCTAATAATTTTTCGTCATTTGATAATCTATTTGTTGCTTTGTCAAATCTCGTTAACGAAAATCCTCGATAACCTCTGTTTTTAAAATGATGTAACATTCTAGGTTTGTTATTCTCAATAAGAATTGGCATACCGTAAAACACACAAGCCATTAATGCGTCTTCATAAAATACTTCTGCTTCTTCTGGTCTTGTCAAGTATTCTAGGAAAAAGAAATTACTTGGTACATTTTGCATTGTAGTTCCTGTAACTCCTGATAAAGCTCCTCTTGAACCCCCAGAATGTTCTAATCCGTTTTCTGTATTTTCTAAAACACTATCATTTGTTGCGTTCATGTCGTAGTTATCCGCGCCTAAACAACCAATATCGTCATTTAATGGATGAAAACTCATTCCGCCCCAAGTGTTTCTTCTCATTTCTTTTTGGTTGCTTTTAAAGTCAACTTCATTTGGAAGCCACGCAATCAGGAAACGACCTCTTTCGTTTGGTGTCCAAATAACTTTAGTGTCTTTAATTCCGTTTTCCCATGAAAAGTTTCCGCGAACTAAAGTCTTTTTTATGTCATAATCTGAATTGTAATCTAATTGGTCGTTTATTTTTTGTTGGTCGAAAGCAGAATCTACTGCTTCATCTCTAAAAGCATCTTGTTTTGTAATTGGATCAAGTCTTCTTGCGTTCCAATAAAACTTATCTCCTAATAATTTGGCAGATTTAAACTCGTTTTCTAAGTACTGTAAAGAGCCTATTTTTTGTTTTACTCCGCTTGCGTTTATAAAACTTTCTCCTTCATTTAAAGTAATATGGCAAATTCCGAATTTATCCGTATAATCTTCCATGTTTTTATGTGCAGGAAGGAAATATGAATACAGTCCGGTAATTGTTCTGTCGTTGGCATTTCGTTTTAATACGTTTGAACCTTTTTCTAAATTTTCGAATTGTGATCCACCTTTGTCTTTTGGATTTAAAGTAGAACCAATAAATGCTTTTCCAACAACCTTTCCACCCTGAACCATTGTAGGCTTAATATTAACCCAATGTGCTTCATAATCATTTGGAGCAACCCATTTTCCTGCTTCGTCTCCTAAGTACATTGTAAGCTTAATAGAGTCATACGCAAGCGTTGCTGTTGCTCTATAATCTACTAATGTGCTAAGGTAGTCTTTTGTAGAAGTGTCTTTTGATAGTTTTGAAGCTTTTGTGTTGTCAGAAGGTTTCCCAAAAACCATTTTTTTAACATCTACTATTTTACCCTTAACAACTGGAATAAAGAAAAACGGTAAATTCTGTACAGAGTGAGAATACTTTAAAAAGGCAGAAATAGCATCTGTTTCAGTTTTAGAAGTAATTCCATATTTAGCATTTTTAGTACAAGTAGAACTATCAATTAAATGATCTAAAACCATTTCAGTAAAACCAGTTCTACGACCTTTAGTAAAAAACATTCCTACACTTCTTGGGTCAACTAAACAAGCTTTTGCAAAGTAATACATATTAGCCTGAGCCATACGAAATTCTTTATACCCACCTGTTTCAAGCATTTCATTCCATTGAAGTCCCATGTAATGAGCAGGAGTTAAATAAACGGCTTCTCCGTTATTCATAAACCAAACTCCTTCTCGTCTTCTTCGGTATTCTTCAATAATATAATCGTGAAAAGCTTCTTGTGTGTCAGGAGTTAATCCATTTGGTACATCTATTCTTTTCCAATATTGGTCTTCTTTTGACTTTCTGTGAAATAATATTTCGGTGTTTTTTGGCTTTTTTGGAAGCATTATTTTTAATCCATCCAACTCAATAACTTCTCCTTTTGTCCCTTTAGGACAAATCATTACAGCCTGAGTATCTTCGTCAAACCATTCTTTGTGATAGTTTTTTAAAGGCAAAAATTCTTGATTGGCGTATTTTTCAGGATAACCTCTTTTGAACTCACGCTCGTTTAAGTCGAATTTATCGGCTTCAATCTGCATTTGAAGTTCCTTATTTCCTGCATCAATATCAGCAATAGCTTTTAAAATAGTAGGCTTACTTGATATGGCTGTTCCATATTTTTCAGGATCTAATTTTTCAAAATCAATTTTTGTTCTTAATGCTAATCTTAAAACTTTTAACGACGATTCTCCTGCTTCTAAAAGTTCTATTATATAGGTCTTTAGTTTTTCGTGGCTTGGAGCGTTTGGAGAATTTTGCCATGTTAAAAGCATTTGCTTTATCGAAGTAAATGAAACTATACGAGAAGTTACTAATTTCGGTAATTTTTCATCATCTACTTTTAGCATATCTACATCAAGAAGCAACCCCTCTAAGGAATCTTGAATCGCTAACTCTATATCTTCTGATAAACCTTGCATTTAGGCTGATATTTTTACTAATATGTTTGGAACTCTCATTCTGTATAGTTTTTGTCCATCAATTTCAAATTCATATTCTGAATCAGTTTTGAAGGCAATTCTATCTCCCGCGAAAACTCCTTGACTTTCTAAATAATTATTTGCGTATTTTACAATTCCTTGATGTTCAACTTCTACTTTTCCAATCCATCTTTTTTCTTCGATAATTGGCTCAATAAAACAATAGTAATCTACGGATATGTATTTTCCGTCTCTAAAGATAAGGAAAATACTTTCTTCGTCAAGGAAATATAAATTTTCTTTAAAATAACATACAGATTTTCTCGTTATTCCTTTTGAATCGAACCAATCTCTAAACACATTATGCTGAACTACAACTTCATCTCCAATTTGGATATTTCCGCTGTAATTCAATGGTAATGCAACAATAACTCCAAATCTATTTACGTTAATTGCTTCCTCAATAGAAGTATTCACAATCATTGTTTGTCCACCAATTTCTTTTTCGTTCACGAAGTTATTTCCTCCTCTTGGTGTAACTATAAATTTGTCTGTACTTTGCATATTAGTCTATAAAATTAAACTTTGTTATTCTTGTTTTATCGTAAAACTCTATCCACTCCTGAGTAGTATTCTCATTTGTAATATAAAGCTTAAATCCGTTCTCGGTTTCTATGATTTCAGAAATTGTTCTCTCGACTTTTTTTCCATCAATATCAAATCTTCTAACTCCCCCTACGGCATAAACCATATTCATAAAATTAGTTACTTCTGAATCAGGTTTGTTGACTACAACTTCTACTGATATTTGTCTTATTCTTGATCTCATAATTACATTGCGCTATCAGTTACTTTTCTCCAAGTTGTTCCATTATAAAAACATAGAGTATTAAATGTTGTATTAAATACCATAGCTCCAGTAGACATTCCTGTAAATGCATTTATTTGTACAGTAGTATGTCTAGGTATATATAAAGTTGTTGTAGCATCACCACCTATTACAGCGGTATGATCTCCTTCAGATTTACCAGCATAACCTATAACTATTTCATTTACTGGATCTAAATTT